ATCGGTTTGATGACATTGCAGATACTTGTTATGACGCTGTTAAAATGGCATTGATTGATAAGATTATAATAGGCAAGGAAGTGAATCCTGTTAATTATAATCATGTGGCTAGAGACTTGATGAAAGGATTTCACCAAGTGGATAGATTGAGGAAATCAGCATATAGAAATTAAATATTTGTATAGGCGTTAAATAGTTGTGTGATATATTAAATTTATGGTGTTTTGTAACGTATTGTAAAGCACTGTTGTGTTGGGTACAGAAAAGATCTGTAATGTAAGGATTTTGAATATTAAAAGTTACTGTCTTGTGAAGTTGTGTGATGTCGCGTTGTGTCGGGTGGCGTACTGTAAAGTTTGGTAAGGATTTTAATGATTTATATGGAGTGAAGTCCAGTAATGTAGTGCATTGTAGCGTGAATTAATCTAAGGATAACTATGAAATTGGATATTGAGATAACAGGAATAACACCATTATTGATGAATAGATTTAACATTGATGAACAAAAGCTAAAAAAAGACAAAGATATTACACCTCGAGAAGCAGCACAGAAAGTATGCTATATTGATGAGAAAGAAAGACTTTATTATCCCACTACAAATATTTATGCTTGTTTAATTGAAGCTGGAAAGTTTCATAAAGATGGTAAAGTTAAGGTAACAACTGCAAGATCATCTCTTATTCCAGCAGGTGTTATGATTGAAAATGAGATAGTCTATTTTAAAACTCCTTCGACTTGGGAAGTTGATAGCCGAGCTGTAGTTGTTCCTTCTACTGGTGGACGTATTGTCTGTCATCGTCCTAGATTAGATGAGTGGAGCATAGAATTTACTTTATCTGTAGATTTGAAAATGTTTAGTCCTAAATTCATAAGAACTTTAGTCGATGATGCAGGAAGTAAAGTCGGGTTAGGGGATTTTAGGCCAGCACGGAAAGGTATATATGGCCGATTTGTTGTAACAAATTGGGAAGAAAGAAAAGACTAGATTTGTGTCATGTGCAGTGATGCGTTGAATTGTCATGTATGGAAAAGAAAAGTAAGGGTTAACTATCGTGTATTGTGGTGTCTACTTATGTGTTGTTTTGTCAAGTGGCGTTTAGAGATGAAAAGTAAGGTTTTATTAAATATTCTAAAGTGTGGCTCCGTGGTGTAATGTGGTGTAAAGAACTGTAAGGCACGGATGATAGTATTATTAAAATGATTTAGTAGTGTAGTGTAATGTAATGCGTTTAAAAGTTTTGTAAGGTAAGGTAAGGAAAGAATTACTAATTTTAACTGAAAAGGATTTCAGTTATGGAAGTGGCAAAAAGGCACCAGGATCAACTCGACCGTATTAAAACTAATGTACGGCGCGCATACGACTATTTTAAACCCAATTATGACCGTTATAACGAGTTCAGACGGTTTGTCTTTGAGGCATCTTTAAAAGAAGATGATATTACTCTTTTAATGACGCTTGGACGACCTCAGCTTGAGTTTAACGTGCTTGAGGCATATATATCACGCTTATTGGGTGAGTTCTCAAAGCAAGAGCCTGATATCGAGGTGAATGCTGATGATCAGACTACGGCTGATCCTATGACTATTAAGGTTGTAGAGCAGCACTTGCGTCATGTCTTGCTTGATTCGAATAATCATCACACTAAATATGAAGTCTATAAAGACTTACTATCTGGAGGTTTTAGCTCGCTTAAAATGTCCACTGACTATGCAAAGCCGATGAGCTTCCATCAAGTCATTAACATTGAGCGTGTCTTTGATCCGACATTATGCGGGTTTGATCAGCTAGCACGTTACTCACATAAAGGGGATGGGCGATTCTGCTTTGAATTGTATCCAAAGGCCAAAGAAGATTTTGAGGACGAATTCCCAGAGATATCTATTGAAAACCTAAACTTTAGACGGGATTTTGCGGGATTTAATTGGTCATATCTGAATGATGCAACACCCATTGTGATGGTAGCTGAGTATTACGAGAAAAAGATCAAGGAGAAAACAATCGTACAAGTGAGAGGTGAGCAGGGCGCACCTCCTCAAGTCATGACCAAGGATAAGTACGATAAGATGCTAAAAACATGGGGCGACTTAGCAGCGCCTCCCGCCATGATTGGAAAGCCTCGCAAAACCATGATTGAAAGTATCGACCGATACAGACTCATTGAAAACCAGATCATCGACCATGAAGCAACTGACTTTACCATGCTGCCATTGATATTTGTGGATGGCCATTCAGTCATGATTAAAACGCCAAAGAACGGCAATGTAAGGCAAGTGACACGACCTTATGTTTACCATGCAAAAGGTGCGCAACGCCTTAAGAACTACTCAGGCATTGCTTTGGCGAATGAGATTGAAAATACCGTACAGCATAAGTTTATGGTTGCTAAAGAGGCGCTCCCTAAAGAGGAGGAGTTTCTATCCGCTTATAAGGATGTGCAGAAAGCGAATGTCTTAGTCTACAACTCAGTGCATGAACAGAATCCTGATCTACCTATTTCAAACCCTATACGTGAGGTGCAACGCATCCCATGTCCGCCTGAGATTATCAATGCGTTCACGGGATCTGACCAGCTTATACAAAACGTATTAGGAAGCTATGACGCAGCTTTAGGGATCAATAACAACCAATTGAGTGGTATTGCCTTGGTTGAGGCTGCAAGCCAGTCTAATGCAACCGCAATGCCCTATATCGTAGGTTATCTGCAAGGCTATCAGCGTGCGGCGCAAATCTATGTGGATCTAATGCCTAAATATTATACAACTCCTCGTACCTTACCCTTGATGGATGCTGAGGGGAAAAAGACGTTTATTAAGATCAACCAGAAAGATGGTATGGACATGGATTTTGATACGAATGAACTTAATATTGCTGTGAAGGCAGGTGCATCGTTCCAAGTGCAGAAGTCACGTACTATTATGATGGTCAAAGAGATGATGGGTATGTCACCTCTATTTGCACAGTTTATTGCAGAAAAGGGTTTAAACTTCGTTCTAGACAATATGGAAGGACGTGGTATCGAGCAGCTTAAGACAATGGTTGATGGATGGCTGCAAGAGATGCAACAGCAGAAACAAATGGCAATGCAGGCTCAACAAGCTGAAATGCAGAATAATCCCGCCATGTTAAAAGTACAGGTTGATATGAAGAAACTGCAACAAGATGAAATGAAAAATCAACGAGAATTCCAAGTTGATATGAAAGATCTTGAACTTAAAGAGAAAAAGATTATGGCTGAACTTAAAATGTCTGAGGATGAAGATTCTGTTGAACTTGTCAAGGCGCAGACAGAGCGTTTTGGCAAGCAAGTCGATCTGCAATTGAAGCATATGGATATGGGTCACCGCCATGTAAAAGAAAGTATAGAAACGCATCACAAAGGGATTGAATTGCATCACAAAATCAGTCAACCTAGTGAATCTCAAGGAGCGAGAACATGAGCAAGCAACCTACATGGAATGATTTCCAAGAAGCAAAGCCCGCAGAACTTAAAAAAACCTATAAGTTAAATGATCGTCAGCTTGAAAATGCTTATCGTAACCATTTGAACGGGGCTGATGCGAATGATCGACGATCTATGTATGATAAACTTTACCGAAGAAATAGGAGAGACGCGTAGTGAAAAATGATATGTATTATGAGTTTCCTGAAAATGGCTGTAAGCATGATAAATTTAGTGAAAGCAAATGTGAATGGGAAGTATATGGTAAGGAAAAATATAATGCTATTCTTGAATGCGAAAAATGCAATGGGTTAGCTGAAACAAATGTAAAAGTAATAAATGCGTAATGGTGGTATAGGTCGCGGGTGGTATGAAGATTATCCTGAATCAAAGCAGATAACTGAGCATGAAATAGAGTTAAACGAATTTTTTAAAGGAATGCTAAAGGACAAGTTGACAGAAGTATCTAACTTGATAGGCCAAAGACACAAGGAGAGATGTGATGCCGTTAAAGAAAGGGAAAAGCGAGAAAACTTTTGTAAAGAATTTAAAGACGGAATTGAAAGAAGGTAAGCCCAAAAGGCAAAGTTTGGCGATTGCTTATTCAATCAAAAGAAAAGCTAAGTCTAAAAAAAAATAGTTGAACCGAGATTTAGTTATTATGGAAGAATGGACATAGGACGATGTGTCTATTCATTTGTGAAATATCTATTAAGACAGTTAAAACAATCCATGGAGGATACAATGCAAGCCAAGAAACCTAATCCAGCCAATAAGCGTGAAGTGAAGAACGAGAAAAAGGCATTTGCCAAAACTGAAAAGACAGTAAAGCCTGTTGCCAAAGACACAAACAAAACACGCAGAAAAATGGTTAAGCCTACTAAAAAAGGCATGTAACCTGTTTTGATAAATGGAATTTATAACTTCTAAAAGGACTTTGCATGTTTAATATTAAGCGTTATAACAAATTGAAAAACGACTATCTGCAAGAGATCAAGAAAGCCAAGTTTGATGAAAAAGACTTATCAGAGATAAATCCAATAGCGCTCATGACTTATATGGATGACAATGACATGCGGATGCCAAAGCCAAAATATGTCTATGATTCAGAAGATATTACGACCCACAAATATTTTAGAGTTGGCACAATTATTAAAGGTACAAACCACTGTACTCATGTTTTAAACCCATTGTTTAAATATGGGCATTTATGATATTACAATTAAATCCTCCTATTCCTATGATGACTCCAAAAGGTGCAGGACTTGCTTGGTTAGTTCTGGATTATGGCGCAGAGCATCATTTAATGTGGACAGTTGCAATTGATGAAACAGGGGAAGTTTGGACATTTGCAAATCCTGATGTGCGAGCATTAACAAATATAACGATGGGAAGAGTATTATGAGTCATCATTCATCTAGATCTTGTCTTTGTTTGCTGGGTGGAAAGTGTAGTGCCTATCCTAATGGTAGAGAATCTAGATGTTATGGTACATTTAGCACAACAACCTCACCTACCTTTGCAGAAATACAGAATTTTAGAATAAAAATAAATAGTGATTTAGAAGTTGTAAGCCAACAACTTAATGCACATGAAAATACTATAAATCACACCCAAGAAGGCATTAAAAAGTGCTTCGATAGAATAGAAAAAACAGAAAAATTAATAACTAATATTGTCATAGAAAATGATCTTTGGATTAAACCAAAAACAGAAAAAATAGAAAATCCATTCGAGTTCATTGCAGTCGATGCCAAAAGGCGCGATGATATAAGACATATCAAAGATGCTTTGTATGAATTGTACAAATGGCTTTTAGATAATATTCAAGAAAACAAAGAGCGTTCAAAAGGAATTGAGCGCTTAGAGGAAGCCGCTATGTGGCTTAATAAGTCTATTTCACGGAGGATCGACAATGGAACACAAAATGAAAAGTAAGATGATGGATAATCGGATGGTTAAAGATAGCCATCAGGAAGGTATCTCACGAGTTATTCAGCGAAAAGGTGAGGGCGGACGTGTTGGCGAGCATGGTAAAATGACGGGTAAAGGCCATGCTGAATGGAAACGCGCTGGTGGATCAATGACACCTAGACGCGCCTAAAATAGATATTTGCCTATCGGCTTATATTGAATAGAGGTTTCTATCGCTGAACCAGCATAGCAAATCAGCGATAAAGTTAAACGGATTTTAACTATTTATTAAAAGGAATTAATATGGGTATTGTTCAAGCTCCATCTGTCCTTCCAGGACAAGTCGGCGTTTTAGGCGCTATTAAATATATGGTTACAACAGATAGTCTTGCTACAGTCACGGCAGCCGGTTATCTAAATGCTATTGATCTTGCTGTTAATCCTATATTTTCATCTGATGTGTTAGGTATTACATATTCGTATAATATTAATACAAATAAAGGTACCTTTGCATTTTTTACAGTTTCTATTAGCAATGGTGTCATAACCCTTGCTGCAACTGTAAGTACGGGCGATGTTTTACTGCCTGTTGTTTCAGGTGATATTGCTATATTCAATGGCACAACTGGCCAGATTAAAGACTCAAGTGTTGCCTTCTCAAATGGAACAGATACCGTTTCACCTTTGTTTCATGGAACAGCAACAGCCGGTGATTTTGTTACAGTAAATAGCACTAATAAAACAATTCAAGATTCAGGTGCAGCACCCTCTGCTGCATCTCAAGCTTTTGTTGTTATGTCGCCAGGCGCTGTTACAACGGGTGATTTGCCTAAGTTTAGTGATGTGAATGGTACGTTAGCTGATTCTGGTATTACAGCAGCATCTGTCTCTGCATTGATTACACAAACAGGCACTATTAATCAGGTTTCAGTTACTTTAACACCTACTCAAATGGTAACAGCATATGACACGCCTTTGACATTAATTGCAGCACCTGGTGCGACTAAAATGATTCAAATTATTTCCGCGGCTGTGTACACGGCAAGTACAGGACATACGGCTTATGCAACAGGAACAGCCCCTATCATTCAATATGGCACAACAGCGCATGGCGCAGGAACACTAGCCACTGGGGCAGGATTGGTGGCGGGTGATATTACGGCTGCGGCAAGCCAAGTTAGAACCTTGGGGCCAGCTGCAAGCACTGCATGGACTGGGACTTCAAACTTGCCTATCACATTTAGTAATGCTACAGGCGATTATACGGGTGGTACTGGAACCAATGTCGTTATTACATTAGTTTATCAAGTTCTAACAGCTACTGTATAAAAACATGGGCCAGTTGAATGCTGGCCTAAAATTTAAGGATGAATGAATGCAAGATAATATTGCAGGCTGTAAGTCTATTTTTGCTCGTGTTATTAGCGATGCTTTTGATGAGGCGGTAGCAAGTTGTAAGCCTTGTCCTACTGATAAATTTACTTTAGAAAGGCGTAAAACAAGAAAACGAAAGTTACGCAATGCATTCATTGTTGTATGTAAATCTTATCCATATGCAGGCGATAATCAATATAAAATTAGCTTTTTACTAATCGATTTATTGGCAAAAATTTATAGAGTTATGGATATCTATTCAAACTTTATTGATGAAAAATCCTATTATGCCAGACAGTTTCTAACAGATCAAAATCCTAATTTTTGTTGGTATTGCGATCAGATTGATGTTGATCCTGTTTATGCGTCTGAAAAGCTGCAAAAAGAAATTGCTTGCTCAGATTTTTATGGAAAAATATTTTATATAAATTGCGTGAACCTATTGACATTTGAAAAGTCAATACCTATGATGAAATATATATTGAAGATGATTGCATAGGATATGCGTCAACTTCACCTATCGAGACCCGTGCGTATAGCGGGGCATTACGGTGACGCGGTTAATAGTCCGAGACTCGTGCGTATAGCGAGGGTTGCATCACCGTTGCAGGGTAAATAGCTAAGGATAGCAAATGAATGAAGCTCAAGGAATGAGCCAGGATCAAGGTGTATCGCCTAGTCCTGGAGTAGTATCTTCGCAATCGGCCCCAACAAGCTCTGCGCCACAAAGCGCACCTTCGCCACAGGAAAGCCCACGCGAAGAAAAGACTTTTAAACAGTCAGAAGTTAATTCACTAGTCGGACGTGAAAAGGCTAGGGCAATTGAGGAATATAGACGGCAGCAATCAGAGCAGCCCCACTATGTTCAACAAAAATATGGAGAGCAGCCCACACAGCAGCAATCCATTCAGCCGCAAAACCAATTCAATTCCGAACAGGAAATCAGACGACTGGCCGCAGAAGAGGCACAACGCTTTTCTGATCAGCGCTATGAGGAAGCTCAAAAACGCTACGAAGCAGAATCAGCGCAAAAAGTCGTGCAAAACTTCTGGAATAAAGTCGCTCCAGGAAAAGAAAAATACTCTGATTTTGAAGCTGTCACAGGTGATATTGAGTACGCAAGATTTCCTAATGTCGTACAGTTATTAGCAGAACACGTTGATAACTCACATGACATGCTCTATGAGCTAGGGAAAGATCGCGGGAAAATGGCAACGCTTGAAAACCTTGCCTACATATCACCGAAAGATGCAATCCGGCAAGCGCAGCGGATGTCTCAATCTTTAAAAGATAATGAGACAGCATCAAAGACCCGAATTCCTAATGAGCCACTCAGTCGTATGCGTCCTTCTAACACTGGAACGGATAATGGTGTTATGGGCGTAAAGGATTATAGGGCTAAATGGAAAGTCTAGTCTCTAACGTCACATAGCAAATTGTTATCCGAACTATTCATGGACTGATAGTTAGGAGTATTAACAATGGCTGTATTTCCCAATAATATTTTACAACAAGTTCAAACATACCAAAGATCGTCTTTGGGCTTGTTATTAAACCTTTGTGCGCATATTAGCACGGCTAATACGAGGTTCAAAGACTTCGATGAAATTCAGGCAAACTTAGGATCAACTGTTACATTTGACTTGCCCCCTCGTTTTACCACAACCGCAGGATTAGTTGCCGCATTTGAACCTGCTGTTCAACGTGTATTGCAGCTTGTCTGCGACCAAGCAAACAACACTAGCTTTGCTGTTACCTCACAACAACGCATCTTTAACTTGGAAAAAGGTGAAGAGGATTACATGCGTGTGTTTGGTAAGTCTGCTATTGCTGAACTTGCAAACTTGGTTGAATCAAACATTGCATTAAACTGGGATTCAGGCGTCACCAGTCAGTTAGATGGTACAACTAATACCTTCTCAGGCCCATATCGTTTCTTTGGTGATGGTTCCACTGCTATTAGCTCTTATCAACAATTAGCGCAAGCTGTGATGTTGTTTAAAAACTATGGCGCTGTTGCGGAAGGCATGAAGATTTATCTGCCTGATACTGTTATCCCTGCAATCGTTGGCAATGGTTTAAATCAATTCGTTCCAAATCGTAACGATGATATCGCTATGTCTTGGGAAGTAGGTGATTTCGGAACCCCATTAGTTAAATACTATCAATCCAACTTGATGCCAATTCACGTATCTGGTGATACAGGCGTGAATGCACAAACACTCACAGTAATCAGTACTAACGATCCCACTGGTCAAAACGTTACACAAATTACATTGAGCGGTGCAACGGCATCAGATGCGAATGCCGTATTTGCTGGCGATTTATTCCAGTTCAAAGATGGTGTTTCTGGACAACCTAATATGCGCTACCTAACTTTCATTGGGCATAGTCCATCGGCTAACCCTGTGCAAGTTCGAGCTACCGCAAATGCAGCTGCAAATGGATCTGGCAATGTCACGATTAGTATTACTCCTGCTCTTAACTGGGCTGGCGGCGCTAATCAAAATCTAAATAATCCTATTGCGACTGGTATGCAATTATTGACTTACCCTTCACATCGCTGCGGCGGTATTTTGGGCGGTGAAGCATTGTTTATGGCTATGCCACAATTACCAGAGCAAAGCCCATATGACACTGCAAATGAATATGATCCAGAGACAGGCGCATCATTACGCCTCACTTATGGTTCGTTATTTGGACAGAATCAAACAGGTATGATTTACGATGAAACACACGGTTCCGTGATTGTTCCTGAGTATTCCATGCGCTTTATGATTCCGCTGTCACAAGGCTAGAAAGAATTGGGGGTAGTGTCGTCTATCCCTATTTTACTTAATGGATTAAGAGGATACATATTATGGCTATACCACAGATCCAAAATGAAGCAATTTACGCTTTACCTCGATTATATACATCTGGTTTAAGCATTTCACCCGCCTCAACTACATTACTTGCAGTATCGCCTGGCGCAGCTCGTGATTCGACTAACTCAATTGATATGGTTGTAGGATTACAGAACTATTTTGGTATTGATAACCCAGCATTGTTAGTTGCGGGATATCAACCAGGATTATTGATCAACTCGGCTGTTAATGGTGTTAATGGTCTTGATACAGGCACAATTGCAGCTAGTACACAATATGCGGTTTATTTAATTGGTGATTCTCGCAATTATAATAACACTGCTGCTGTGATTAGTTTAACAAGCAATTACCCCGGGCCTATCATGCCATCTGGTTATGATTCCTATCGTTTGATTGGTTTCATGGCAACAGATAGTTCTAGTCATTTTGTGTATTCTACATCTAAGCCACAAAATATTGCTGGATTATTACAGTATTATAACTCTCCTGCAATTGCAGTCTTAACAGGTGGAACATCCGCAACATTCGCAGCAATGGATTTAACAACCAGTAGTGCTATGCCTACAACGACATTGCAAAATACGATTGTGACATTGCTAGTTGTATTTACGCCTGCGGCAGTTGGTGATGTTGTTCAATTTAGACCAACAGGTTCTACTGCTACGGCGAATCTTGCAACTATTACGGGTGTTACTGCGGGTTTCGCTCAAACGCAATATATCCAAGTGATAGCAGGTGTCGGGTCATCTAAACCAGAGATTGATTATAAATTAACTTCTAGTGCGGATGCAGTCACCGTTTCAGTTGCAGCATGGGCAGGTGTTTCTAATAGTGCTTACCCTGCGTTAGTATAATCTAACAAGGAGCGTGTAATATGGCATACACTGCCCAAACTTTAATTACGCGCTCTTGGTATTTGTCAGGTATAGTTGCCCGTAATCTTCAAGTAGTTACGGGTGACCAGATTACTGATGGATTAATGCTATTGAATGCGTTACTCGATTTTAAACAGATTGAGACGGATTTAATTCCCTATTACACCTATCTTGAAATGCCGCTTGTCGGTGGCCAAGAATACTATTTTATGCCTAATGTGGCTGAAATAGAGCTTGCGACATTCAATATAGATGTCGTGCGTTACCCCATGGATCAGACGGGTAGACGCGCTTATTTTGGTTCAAGTCGTGTTGATAACATCCAAACATTGCCTTTCAATTGGAATTTCAATAGGGGTGAAGGTGGTGGCACTTTAGGTGTCTACTTTCTTCCTCAAGCCAATTACCCATTAAAGGTAATGGCAAAGCTATTTCTAAATGACGTTACTCTGCAAACAGATTTAACAAATGTCTTATCGTCGTTAGGACAAGGGTTTGTCCAAAATATTGTCGTAACGAATCCAGGATTAAATTATACCTCTATACCTACTGTAACCGTTTCAGGAGGGGGAGGAACAGGAGTTGAAGCTTATGCTGTTATTCGTGGTGGGGGGATTGCTGCTATTAACCTAGTTAATGCAGGAGGGAATTTTGTAAGTACGCCAAGCGTGACAATTACAGGAGGTGGTGGCTCTGGTGCTGTTGCGCAAGCTTACGTATCAAATTATAACTTTATTCAGACAAATAATGCGGGATATGACTCGTCGTATCTTGAGTATATGCGTTATGCTCTCGCAAATTACATGTGCTCGGAATACGGCATCCTCTTTAATCCTGAATCGCAGAAAATATATGATTCAATGCGCAGGAAGTTGATGTATATGAGTCCGCCGGATTTGCATTTGCAGAAGATAAGTATTCTAACAGAATCAACAGGTTACAATTACGGCGATATCAATATTGGCCGTGGCTGGAGGCCTAACTAATTGATTTTATTGAAGCTTTTATCTATTTACTAATTTTTATAGGATGTTAAAATGATACAGCAAAACATAGGTTCGCTACCGAAAAGCCATCTCATCAATGGCCTGGTTTTGCATTCCTTGATGACAACACTTGATGGGGTGTATATGAATGATATTGTGAAAGTTTGTAAGGTACATGGTGATCTTACTGAATCGGAAGTTAGAATTAGAAATCCTAATAATATAAGTTGTAAAGCTTGCGCTAGAGAAAGAGTGCGCGCGCATAGAAAAGAAAATAAGGAATTATTAAATTTTAAATCAAGAGAATTTCGTAAGAAAAATATTGATCATATTAGATTAAGAGATCGAGAGTGGAAAGCGAAGGATTATATTAATAACAAAGAAAAGTATGCTGAACGGTCTAAAAGATTTTATAAAAATAATATAGATCAACGTAGAAATTATAGATTAAAAAAATTATATGGAATAACTTTAGAACAATATAATAAAATGTTATCAGAACAAAATAATAAATGTAAAATTTGTAATAACTTTGAAACTGCTTTTTCAAAACAAAGTAATAAAATAAAAGATTTATCCGTAGATCATTGTCACAATACAGGAATTGTTAGAGGATTATTATGTTCTAAATGTAATTGTCTAATAGGATATTCATTAGAATCTATAGAATTATTGCAGGAAGCAATTAATTATTTAAAGGAATTTTATCATGATAAGTCGAGGGAATAATTTTTCTTCTATTCCCATAGACATAGTGGGAAGTTCAAGTTTTGGAAGATACCCAAAGATTTCTATACAAAAAACTTTAAACATGTTTATCAGTGACAATTTTTTAGTCCCATACGCCGGCTATCAAATTGCAGTACCTTCATCTTCATTTAGAAATGGCCTTGTAGGTCGCGCATGTTATTCAAGCTCTAAACTCAATAGATTAGTTGTTGTTATAGATTCAAATGTCTATTTGGTTAATTTATTCTTTGATCAAAGTCTCTCACGTACATTTGATTCAACGGCAACATTAATTAATCCAGGCGTTCCATTGCAAACTAATACGGGCGTTGTTTATATTGCAGAGAATAATAAACCGCAGATATTGATATCAGATAGTGTTAATCTCTATTTATACGATCCAACTTTGTCTCCAACTTTTAGGATTGTTACAGGTCTGCAATTTACCCCTGGATATGTCTCATTTCACGATACCTATTTTTTATGTGCTGCAAAGCAAGATAATTTCTATTCTCCGGCTGCAACCAATACATGGCGGTTATCTGGGCAAAATGATGGGCTTACATGGCTTAATAATGCTGCAAGTATCGGTCTAATACAAACAAAGCCAGATACCATACAAGCAGTGGTTAGATTCCCCTCTAAAGGGAATGCTATACTGGTTATAGGGTCGGTCGTCTCTGAGCCATGGTTTGATACGGGTGCGCAATTATTTCCGTATCAGCGCAACAATCAATACAATATTGATTACGGTTGTCTTAACCCTGCGACTATTGCATTTATGGATAGCATTGTCGTATGGCTTGCGCAAAATGAGAGGAGCGGCCCTATCATTGTTTATTCAACAGACGGCTGTACCATTGAAAAAATAACCACGGATGGTATTGATTATTTAATGTCACAATTGACAGCTCCTCAGGACTCGCAAGGATTTTTATACCGGCAAGATGGGCATTTAATTTATCATATTAATTTCTATACAGATAATCTTTCACTATTTTATGATTTTAATACAAAGAGATTTTTCCACGCATCCGATCAAAACTTAAATTATTTTATTGCAGCGCAAGTTGCATTTTTTAATAATCAATATTATTTTGTAAGTAAACAAAACGGTAATTTATTTGCGTTTGACACAATCTATACAGATTATAGTACGCAAAATGATTCTAGTGGAAATCCTATATTAAATGAAATACCACGATTCAGAACATGTAAAAATATTAGATTACCCTCTCAAGAATATCGAATTATAAATGACATTGGTTTTACGATTGAATCAGGTGAAACGAACTATCAGCAACAGATTTTGGGTGGTGATGCACTCTGGCTTACTCAAGATGGAAATTTTGTCATTACACAAGGTTCAGCAATATTTCTTATAACGCAAGATGGTAATTTTATACAGACACAAGATGGATTGAATGTGTTAGTAGCTCAAAATACAGATAGTACAGATTTTAATTTTATTAAGTTTCAACAGAATCAAAATACAGGATTTGGCCCATTGTCACTTCCCAGAGTTGATTTGTCATTATCTTATGATGGTGGTGCTACCTTTGGCCATGATATGCCTTATGTATTAAATCCTATAGGACAACGTAAAAATAAATTGATGTGGTGGCAGTGTGGGATAGGGAATGATGTGGTGCCATTATTTAAGTTTTGGGGGCTTGGAAGATTTGTAGCAACTGACGGGATCGCAAATACACGACAATGACGACACAAACAAGTATACCACAGGCAATTTTTCCTGATGTTCCGCGAGATCCTCATTCAGTGGATAAGGAAGGTAATTTTACGCAATCTTGGATGTTGGCGTTTAGTTCGTTATTTCAAGGATTGCAGAAAAACTTTAGCAATGAGGGTTTGCGATTACCTTTATTGACGGCAACTCAAATGGCAACGATCACAGCGATTTATACGCCCTATATAGGCTTGCCATTACCTCAGAACCAGTCAGGCGGTAGTCAAGTATTCCTGCCTGATATAAGTGGCGCACAGGTCTTTGATTCAACGAATAGAGCAGCTAATGTGTTCTCTATTACCTATGATGCGTCAACTCCTCCCAATGTATCGACTGCGGGCTGGTGGTTATTATGATGACAACTTATGCAGGCAATCCGAATGGCAATGTTGGCGGCGGATTAAATTATTTATGTTATGACACAACAGATTCTATACTCTATATTTGCACAACAGCAGGATCTGCAAATGGAACACCAGCACCACAAGCAGTATGGACTGCAACTGTTAGTGGTGGTGCGTTTTTATTGTTATAATGTTTTAAACTTTGGACTAAAAGGATTTAGCCATGGATTTCGGCGATTTTATTGGAAAATATGGAAATGCATCAAACTTTGGCAAAGCAGCTGGAGCGGGCGGTATTGGTGCAGGTTTATTTGGCATGATGAATGACAATACAAACCCTGCCGATGCAGCAATGCCTTATCTGAATCAAATTCCAGGACAAATAAGCCCTTATTATCAACCCTACGTTAAAGCCGGACAAACTGCTTTAGGCGCTGCGCAGCCTGAATTTCAAAGTTTAATGTCTAATCCTGGTGGCAAACTAAACCAGATAGGCCAAGGCTTTCAACAATCCCCTGGCTTTAAATTTGCTTTACAGCAAGCATTACAAGGCGCAGGGCATGCGGCAGCAGCAGGAGGTATGGCTGGGTCGCCTGAGCATGAATTTGAAAATCAACAAATTGGAACTAATTTGGGTAATCAGGAATATTATAATTGGCTAAAACCGGCTACAGAACTTTATGGAACTGGTTTAACTGGAACACAAGATATCTTCCATCAAGGGCAGCAAGCATCAGGTAATTTAGCAGAACAAATTGCACAAATTTTAGCACAGAAAGGAAACTTAGCTTACGCAGGGGCAGAGAATCAAAACGAAGCCCAAAACTCTATGTTAAGCAATATTACGGGCGGTGCTTCCTTATTGGCAGCATTTTTGTAGGAGACTAAAATGCCTATTTCATTTAATAATTATCAGCCAGGAACGCCTGAACAAGTTAGCCCCTATGCTAATCTTGTGTCTAATGCTATGAAAAATTATCAAAATGCTGTAACTACAAAATATGCTCCACAAGCAGCCCAAGCTGATATTTTTAGTAAAAAATTTGCGCCATTAGCTCAAATTGCATCTAATCCGTTAGCAATGGCTATGATGGGCGATAAAGGGCAGGGAATTATGGATGCCATTCAACAATTACTATCTCAAAACGGAGAGAATAATTCTGGCAATCCTGCCGGAAATGTTTTTAATAATCTTTTTGGAGGCTCTAATAATTTAAATAACGGCAATGGCTCTTCGATGGGAGGTGGAACAAACAATCCAATGCCTTCTGGATCTGGAAATAATGGAAATCCACCTGAGCCACCAGACGGTACACCAGAACATCAAGCTTGGGTAAATGGTTCTTCAGGTTCAGGCGTTGGGCAAGCAGGAGCACAAGGAAATAATGGTTATAACCCCTCTTTGCCTCAAGCTGGGAAAGACTTACCTACAAGTGCTTCTGCGAAATCTCTTGCTGCAACTCAAGAACAAGTACATGCAGGAAATACACTTTTTTATGACCCCAATACTCATAAATCGTATGCTCAACCCGGAGAAAATACTATTGAAACTAATGTACAGGGTATAAATGCTTTACGTAGAGTTATGCCACGATTTGATAAGTATGTAGAGCAATCACAAGAATTTTTTAAACCTGAATCTATGTTTAAAACAGGCGCATCTATGGGAGGAGGTCTTGTAGCAAAATATCTTCCAGGTTTCGGAAGATTTGTTCCAGGATTAGAAAATAAAATTGGTATTGATCCTAACATGATTAGCCGTTACGCTGAATGGCAAACAAACAAAATGCAAATGGCAAAAGAATTATTACCTGCATTTCCTGGAATAGCTTCATCTGATCAATCTTTAGATTATATTAATAGTATTTTAGAACCATTATCAGGAGAAACTACCGGATATAAGCCAAGAGTCATGAATCAATTATCCGTATTAAATTCAAAGCTACTATCTATGCAGCAACAAATGAATCCTGTTCCATTTACAGGAAATAATTCAGTACAACAAAATAACACTGAAAATCCTAAAAATAACCCTAATATAGCAGAATCACCTCCAGAAAATACATCTTGGTGGATGAGACCAGATAAAAAAAGAGTGGCTGTTTATAATAGCGATGAAAATAATGCTGCCGCTCTTAAAAATGGGTTTAAACGGGTGAAATAATATGGCAACTAAAGCTATTAAATATCCTGATTTATCACAACCTTTGCAAAAAGGAGCTTCTAATAACTATCCTGATTTATCACAACCTTTACAAAAAAAAGGTGATAGACAATCTCCTAATCCATCTAATCCGTTTGATATGAGTAACGCTCTTCAGTCTATTATTGGATTAGATCATAGTGCATTGGGAAATGTACAAGATGCTTTATATGGTTTTGGGAAAGCAGGATCAAATATTGCTAAAATGGCATATGGCCAAAATATGCCTAACATGCCAGATATTAGACAGAAAAATCCTAATCCTGTAGCGGAAGCAATTGGCCAATATGCACCATTTGCAGTTGGGGGAGGGGGATCATTGATAGGTTCAACACTTGGCGCAGGAACTTATGGGGCAACTCAATTTGAGCCAGGACAGAAAGGTTTAATTGATTCCATGTTAGGATTGAAGCCAGGTGGTCGTGTTAGGAGCTCAATTGAAGATGCGATCATAAGTGCAGTTACACATGGTATCGGAAATAAAATATTTGGATCTAAACAACAAGCACCTACAATAGATTTTAAACCAAAAGTAACTTTTCCATCTTCAGAATCTGAGTTTACTAATATTCCTTTTAAACCCCCTTCTTTTTTAGAGGAAAAAAACCCACAATTTTTATCTGAACCTATTGCAACTGAATTGCATAACGGAATAGTTGGAAAGCGTGAAATAGAAGATTCGGGGAAACAATTAGCCACTGGAATTAAAAATTCTTATGATAGCGTGAAAGCTATTCACCAAAAAAAATATGATACAATTTTCAATAAACCTACAGAAAATGAAAGCTATGCAACTGGTGAACCAATTAAAGTTAAAAATATGCCTGTAGATAATGGTAAATATATTGAAAAATACAGAGATAATAATTTTCCTGATGAAAATATTCAAAAATTACATGATGAATTAATGGAAAATAAAAGTATAGAAAATCACCATAAATTACAAAGTGAATTAGGTTCTGAAATTGGCTATTTAAAAAAACAGAAAGATGCTGGTAATTTAGATGAATTAGGTAAAAATAAATTATCTAAATATGCCAATATGCGAGATACCTTAAAGCAAGATATGGATAATCAACTTAATAAAATTGACCCAAAGTTAGGCAAACAATATAAAGATGCTACTACTGATTGGGAAAATAACGTTATCCCATATCATTCTGATAAAAATCTTAAGGACATTGCCACTGGAAAAATAAAAAATCCTACTGCAAGTCAAATAACTTCTATATTTAAAAATCCAGAAGAAAATATTACAAAAGTTGCAAATGATTTAACCTCGGATAATCGTGCAAGAATTGTCCACATTGGATCTGGTATAACTGGAAGTGAAAATGCGCCTAAAAATTTATTAAATGCTAGGAAATCTTTAGAGAAAAAAGGTCTTTCTTCTTATATCCATCCATATTATGAGCAAGCATTTAAAAACTTAAGAAACAATGTTGAGTCTGAGAAAGCCATTATAGAACAAAATAAACAAAATGAACAATTAATAGAAAAATTAAAAAAAGTGAGAGAAGCTGAAGAAAATAAAAGAGTTCAGTTAGCTAATGCAAGACAAAGACAAATGGATTCGGCTAAAAAAGAGGCAGAAAATTTATCTCAATCAAAACAAAAAGAGATGCAAAAATCTTATGAAGAAGATTTCAATCGTAAACAAGAAAAAAAGATAAAAATGAATAATATGATTAGGACTATTATTGGTGGTGGATTAGGGATTGCTGCTGTTCATGGATTAAAACTTAAACCAGAAGATTTAATAGGGGCTTACCTAGGTAAAGCTTTCAAAAAAGCTACCCATGGAACACATTAACGTATAAAATTGAAAACTAGCAATAGGATATTGCTTTAAATTAAAGGATGCCAAGGAATGGCTATCAATAAAGCGCTGCTTATTAGTGCAGCTATCTTGCAAGATTATTTCTCAGACAATGCAACTGATGCTGCCATGTCAAACGGTGTTATTACGTGCTATCAAGACAATAGCCGTACTACGCTTAAAAACTGGTATTACCAAACAGGTACAGCAGGGTCTTATACCTATACTCAATTACCCAACCCTCTAGTTTTAAGCGCTGCTGGCACGATTACAGATGCGAATGGGAATGATACGATACCTTTCTGGTATCCCTACAGTGAGTTAGATAATACAACCTTTCAGCCCTATTACGTGACTGTTGATAATTCAAATGGCCAGCGGCAATTTACCCGACAAAATTTTCCATTTGTATCCAACCCAGGATCTACTAATTCATTCCTTTCAACATTAACAAATCTAATTACTAATAATGTATTTTGGAGAAATGCAGGTTCTCCAACATTAACATTTGGACCTACTACACCTAATTATGTATTAAATGGAGTAACTCTATATTATCAGAAGATAGCGCCAAGCCAACATGATGGATTTATTGACTATATGTCCGATATGACATTCGTTAAAAATGCAACTGGCGCAACTGATACTGTTACATTTACGCCCTTTACAAATGCAACCAATTTTCCACAATTGACAAACGATGGCAATCCAGAATTTTATATGAATGTGGCATGTGGCAATAGTGGATCATCTGAAAATACAAAATATATTCAGATTCCTATCTGTTTACATGTTGGAAATTTAAGTGAATATCAAAATGCGTCTGTTACTTTGTGGACGCAAAATGTATCTGGTTCTCCAAATGCAGTATTAAAGGTAAATTTATTTCAGTTTCTAGGAACGGGCGTTGTATCCCCTGCACCTGCAACTCTAGTCACAATAACACCTTCTGATGATAACTGGATTAGAACTGTTTTCCCATTCCCTTTCCCACCAGCAACCCTTCCGCCTGGTGGTGCAGGAGACGATGGTTGGTTCCTGCAAATAGCATTACCTGTGGGTGTTGAATTTAGCATGAATATTGCAAAACCTTCTGTTTATTTAAGTGCTGTAGCGCCTGTGAATGACTTTCAAACCTATGAGGTTGTAAGCGGTACTATTGATTCGCCCAGAACAGGGGATATTAGAACCTCATTAAATGCTTACTATCCTTTTGGATGGGTGGTTATGAATGATGGCACTATCGGAAATGCATCTTCTAATGCGTCCTCTCGTGCCAATATTGATGCGTGGCCGTTATTTAGTTTGGTCTGGAATATGTTTGTACAATATACAAATAGTACAACAAATTTTATAGCTCAAATGTATAACAGCGCAGGATTCTCCGTAACTTACGGCGCATCTGCTATTGCAGATTGGAATTCAAATAATCAAATTTCATTAACAAAATCGTTAGGCCGTGTTTTGACAGGTACATTACCACCAGGATTTTTAGGCTATCCTCAAAATGTATGGTCACAATTTTTTACTGGTAGTAATGATGGAGTGGGAAACTTGCTAATCACGGTTCCTCAAACCAATGTTTTTTATAAAGGACAGCCTGTAACATTTTCTACAGCAGGAACGCTTCCAGGAAATTTATTGCTAACTAATGTTTATTATGTATCTGATATTGCAAGTTCAACCACAATGTATCTTTCTACTACATTTAGCAATGCAATTAATAGCGTTTATATTGCTTATAGTTCAGCAGGAACTCCGCCAAATTCTATTTATGGAAGTATTGCGGGTACAAATGCTGGAGAACATTTACATACGCAATTATTAAATGAACTTGCAGCGCATACACATAGTTATAATTTTTATCAGGTTGTCGGTGGTGGCGCTCAACTTTTGGGTGGTGCTACTTAT